AGGTATTCAGGGAATCCAAGGACCGCAGGGCGACACAGGCGCAGCCGGTTCCGACGGCGCTGACGGTAGCGACGGCGTGTTCTCGGCAATTGCTTCACAGGCCGAAGCAGAAGCTGGTAGCGACAATACCAAAGGCATGTCACCTCTGCGGGTCGCTCAGTCGATCACTGCCAACGCTGGTGCTGGTGGTGCAACAGATATCAATGGCCTGTCCGATGCTAAACGTCAGGACACCAGCACCTATGGAATCGGCTCTAACGCGCTTGGCTCCTTATCGTCAGGAAACGGGGCGAATAATAACTTGGCGGTCGGGAACGAGGCCGGCGGCGGTCTAAACGGCTCCGGCACCAACTTCCCGTATGCAAACACCTTCCTCGGCGACAACGCAGGATACGGAATTTCTCAAACCGGCGGAACATCGGAATCAGTAGCAATCGGGTGGCGTGCTCTACAATTGCATACTGGGGCTTATGCCTCGACTGTCTGCGGAAAAGACGCCGGGAAAAATATAAGCACGGGCGGGTCTAACACTCTTTACGGCCACACGGCTGGAGACAACATCACCACAGGTCAGAATAATCTCTGCCTCGGACGAGCCGCAGACGCTTCGTCGGCTACGGTCTCTAACGAAATCACCCTTGGCAACGGCAACATCACGCGGTTTCGCATTCCTGCTCTTTCGCTCGACCACACAGCAACAGGCCTCGGCATTGGTGGTGCGCCTAGCCACAAACTCCATGTCCACGGCGACATTTACTCAACTGGCAACGTAACCGCGTACTCCTCCGCTGTAGCCAAGGACAACATCCAGACAATCCCCGGCGCACTCGACATTGTTGAGCAGCTTCGCGGGGTCACGTTTGATTGGAAGGACAGCGGCAAGAAAGCTGTCGGTCTGATCTATGAGGAGGTCAAAGAAGTCATTCCAGAGTTGACCAGTAACAACGGCGGTCATGTCGGTGTGGCGTATCAAAACACGGTGGCGGTGTTAATTGAAGCCGTCAAATCACTTTCAGCCAAAGTTAAAGAATTGGAGTCAAAGAATGACTGATGTTTGGGCGGACATAACACCAGAGCAGATACAAAAACATTACGACGCGGCGATGGACAGCGTTGCCTTAATAGACGCAGTTCTCGCCAACCCTGACGATTATTCAAATGACGAGACTGTTCTTAGTCGCAACGTAAAACACCTTGAAATCGTCAGTGGCTGGCCGTTTTGGACAGACGATCACGATCTCTCACCATTTGCAGACGCGATCAGCGCAGGGAGTATTGACTGATGGCATTAACTAAAGCCTCCCGCGGAGTCCTTGACACTGGTATTGCGGATTCGTCCGATGCAACCGCGATCACAATCGACTCGTCAGAAAACGTCGGTATTGGTGGATCACCCAGCCACAAGCTGCATGTCCATGGCGACATCTACAGCACCGGAAATGTTACCGCCTACTCGTCCGCAGCGGCGAAGGCCAACATCGAAACAATTGCAAACCCTCTTGATCTGGTCGAGGCGTTACGAGGCGTCTCGTTCACTTGGAAAGAAACCGGTCAAAAAAGTCAGGGGCTTATTTATGAAGAAGTATCTGAAGTCATTCCAGAGGTCACTTCGGCGCATGGCGGCGACGTGGGTATCCAGTATGCGAATTTGGTTGGGGTTTTAATCGAAGCGGTCAAGGAACTGCGGAGTGAAATCAAAGAACTGAAGGAGAAACGCTGATGGCACTACAATCGTCCGGCGCTATCTCTCTGAATGACATAGCTACTGAATTTGGCGGAACTACACCTCACGCGATAAGCGAGTATTACCGAGACGGTGGTCTCGTTCCTTCGAACAATACGACTGTACCGACAAGTGGAGCTATCGACTTTGCAGATTTCTACGACACGGTTTCAGCTATTGTTCTCAACATTACGTCGAACACGAGTGAGTACAACATTCTTACCCAAGCAACGGCGGCTGGTTATAACGCAGCGACGGACTCAACGCCTATTCAGGTTAATGTTCAAAGCAGCGCCACCGTATCTGGAAGCAGCACATACGCGATGCGGACAGGCGCACTTAACAACAACAGTGACCTCACAATTACCGTCGATAGCGGTAGTTCCATTACCGGATATACCGGCGCGAATGGGGGTAGTCATGGCGCAGGTGGATCAGCCGGTGGCGATGGTATTTATGTTGAAACAAACACAGGCGGTTCTGGAACTCTGAGTGTCGTCAATAATGGCACCGTATCGGGCGGCGGCGGTGGCGGTGGTCACGGTGGGCAATCCGGCATTAGACAAAACCTTGTGTATGACGATGGCTGCAAATGTGACACTTGCGACGGCAGTTATATCTATGGAAGTGACGGCTCTAATGGGTCAGCGGGTGGTCTAGGCCAAGCCGGTGGTGGCGGTGGATCAGGCAGTTATGGCGGTGGTTCTGCCTCCTGTAACATACGAAATCCGTCTGGCGGCGGACCTGGCGGCGCGGCTGGTTATGCCGTTCGTAAGAACTCAAGAACAGTCGGAACTTCTGGTTCTGGAACATTCAACGGAACGGCGGGTTAAACATGGCAAATGTATTATTGATGTTTTCTGGTGGTGCCAACAGTACCTACGCACTTTGGAAATGGCTTAAAGAAACGGACCATAATATCACAGCGGTTCGTGGGAATGAGGCTACAAAACTTGGCACCCAAATAAACGACGAAGAAGCTGAGTCCGCTTTAGCTATTGTAAACTGGTGCAAAGAAAACATTCGAGATTTTACCTATGAAACTATGGAGTGGCCCTTCGATTATGAGATTGATATGGGACCACTTCGGCCTGGGTTTGCGGCCTTATACAACTTTGGCGCATTGAAACCTCGGTATCACGGCTACGCACAAGCGTGTAAAGACATGAATCCTGACATACTTGTCTTGGGTAACAGTCTGGAAAATACCAGCGTTGCTTCGTATCCAAAGTTTCGATCCGTAATCGAGAACCCTGACATTGATATTTTCTTTGCTGGGTCGCCCGACATCACGAAACCAATTCCTCAAGGTGATGACTACGATTATCACGAGGTCGCTAAAGACCAGATTGGGAAGTGTGAACAGTTGGCGGCAATGCCCGACATTCTTGTTGAGCTATCGCGGAATTGTAAAGAAGGCCACGACCAAACGGACATCTGGTGTACGGCTTGCGCGATATGGAACGCTATTCAGAAGTGGTTAGCTGACGGAAAAGACCCGAAAGAATTTGACCGTTTCTGTGCGGAAAAAGGTCACTATGGTCCTTATCTCGATCAGGCCGATCCTCAGACTACGCGCTGGCGTAGTGGGCATTGTTGTGACGATTGCAACTTTCACAATTATCTCGCAGATATTGCGGGGAAAAGGTGGCCTTCCATTGTTGAAACCGAAAAGCAGCTTGCGTGGTTTGGCGAAAACGGGGCTGATGTTACCGGTATCACTTTAGACAATTATTCTAAATGGATTACTGAAGTTCGTGAAAAAGTAATTGCGATGGGCGAAGACCCTGACCTCGACGGGCGTACTGAGGACGAATACCGACAAGTTATGCTGAAGGGTGTCCTTAGTTAATGGCTGTAGACGTATTTGATGACGTTTACCCCTACGAAACCTTTCGCGTTATCTCTGACGCTTGTTGTCACAGCCCCTTCCTTATTGGGTGGCAAGAGGGAGCAAAGTATCAGACTGATGTTTCTGACGCACAATTAGGATGTCTTCACTCTAAGTGGATCTGGAATAAAGAAGCGCATTGTGATTGGCCTGAGTTTCACCCGAAAGAAGACCTAGTTGGAAAAACGGAAAACTCAAAAATTAAGGAATTTGTAAACAATCGTGAGCCAACAACGGCTGTTGTTAATCTCGTCGATAGTAGTGGCACATACACTTGCCACGTACATCCTGGCTTCGACGTTATGCTCGTTTATGCAAATGTTGAATGGAGGCGAGACTGGGGTGGCGAGACACTTTTTTACGACGACAAAGCTGTCGATCTTGTCAAAGCCATAGAGCCTCGGCCAAACCGTGTGGCGTTATTTAGTGGCGACACGCCTCATAGTATCCGCCCATCATCAACCATTTCACCTAAGTTTCGCTTTAGCGTAACGATGATGTTTGAAAAATGACTGAACCAATCGTCGTTGATAACTTTTTGAATGATGGTGATTTTAACCGACTGAGAGAAACACTAGCGCCCGACAATAACCTTCCGTGGTTTCAGCTTCGGCATAATCGGGAAAGCAAAGAACTATTTAACAATCAGTTTACGCATATGTTTTATGTCCCTGGAGAATGGGTATCTGATACACGAGAAATACTAGTTCCAGCTATCAATCGAATTGATCCGTTTCTTCTCATCAGGGTCAAAGCCAATCTATTACTACACACAGCCGAACCGCATTGTGGCGGCTATCACACCGATAGTATGCGCGACGATATTGCGTGGTCGGGTGTGTTGTACCTCGATACCTGTAATGGCCCTACCGACTTTAAGGATGGGCCAAAAATAGATGCCGTCGCAAACCGGTTTATCAAATTCCCAGGATATCTTGAGCATATGTCTTGGACTGCTACCGACACTTCTTTTCGAAGGGTCATAAATTTTAATTGGATTCCCAAATGAGGAGATTATGGAAAATTCTGTAGACGCAATTTGGAACGGAGTTCTTACCGTGGGCCTAGGCTGTTTTTTATGGTGGATTAAAGGCCAGAAAGCGGAATTTCAAAACGTCTATGACATGCTGGGTGACATCAAAAAGCGTGTTGCTGACACACGCGAAGAACTTGCTAAAGAATATGTAACGAAAGCGGAAGCCCAACGTGATTGGCAAGAGATTATGTCTCGCTTCGATAAAGTTGAAGAGAAGCTGGACGCTGTTCTTATGAACGTTAGAAACTAACAATGGACATCATCACGCAGCTTTTGGTCGTGCTAGTCCTTTGGATGCCCGACGGGTCATATCAAACTTCAGCTACGCCTGTACCTGAGTGTCCAAACATTGCTCTATTCTCTGGCATGATGGAATCGAGACGCGATACTGGAGAAATAAAGTCTTGGGTTGCTTGGTGTACTCCGGCTGAGTTTGGTGTTTCTAAAGGTCGGCCAGTTTCTACCCGCCGTCGATTTGATTCCGGTGTCGAATGATTGGTCTTATCACTTCCCTCCTCCCCGTTGTAAGCAACGTACTAGACCGTGTTCTTCCTGACACAGTAGAGAAGGATAAAGTCAAAGCAGAACTTCAAGCCCAAATGCTCCAACACTCCGCGTCGATTGAACGTGCCGCAGCCGACGTAGTTGTCGCAGAAGCTAAAGGCGAAAGCTGGATTCAAAGATCATGGCGTCCAGTTACGATGCTGTCGTTCGTCGTGATTATTGTAAACAACTACATCGTCGTACCGTGGCTGAAGACTTTTGGCCTACCCGCCGTATTTCTCGAAATTCCACCGGATATGTGGACGCTATTGAGCATAGGTATCGGCGGCTATATCTGCTCTCGCGGTGCAGAAAAAGGTATCCAGAAGTGGCGCGATGGCGACAAAAAGTAATCCGGTTCGCTTCGGTAAACCTGTCGATCCCAAGTGTCCGAAATGCGGTCAATCTTTAGCTGTCGAATGTGCGGCGGAAAGATATGGCAACTGCGTTAAAAATGTTCCGTCAGATCAAGAACGTACTGACTGAAGAACAGGCCGCAGCGATTGCGGCTAACGTCGGCCCCAGAGATTTTTATGAACCCCTAATTGAACCAATCGTCGATACCGTCCGACACTACGCCAAGGTCGGAACTCAACATCCGGCTTACTGTTCAGTAGAGACGAAGCCCGACGGCCATAACTGGCACACCGACACAGGCAACAAAAGCCACATGCTGTGGTGTGAATATAGCGGCTCGATATTACTGACCGACACCAACAAGTTTACAGGCGGAACCTTTCACACACGAGATGAAAGCTACTGTCACTATTTAGACCTGTTGCTCTATAGCAGTGACATCGAGCATTGCGTCGATCCACACGAAGGAGACCGCCGTGTATTACTGATGTTCTTCGCATGATTAAAAGTCCATGCGTCAACATCTGCCTGTTAATCAACAAAGTCACCGCAATGGTTTGCAAAGGGTGTCTTAGAACACAGGACGAAATCAAAGAATGGTCCAGTTACAGCGACCAAGAGAAACAAAAAGTTTTAACCAGGATAGGAGATACCCATGCCGAAGGTCGGTAAAAAATCGTTTTCATATAGCAAGGCCGGAAAGAAAAAGGCCGCTAGTTACGCAAAGAAAACCGGAAAGAAAATGACCAAGAAGAAAGGCTATTGATGATAACACCGTCCGAACAACTCCGCGATGCTCTAGGCTCTCGCTTATTAGAGATCGTCGCAGAGGAAGAAGAACTATCGCCAGCAATGGTTAGTGCGATGGTGAACTTCTTGAAATAATTCCCAC